AATGGGTTCACGAGGAAATGGCTTACCTGGCGGGGCTCGGCGCGATCCTCGTAGCGCACGCGGGCTCTGTCCGCATTGCACAACTCGCCTCCAAGGGCCGCGACCACGTCGATCGCATCGTGGCGATCGAGGGCGTCATGCGCCCGGCGTTGCCGGAGGCTTGAGCGGTGGCCCGCCGCGGACGTTTATCAAAGATCGACATGCTTCCCGACGAGGCGACGGAAGATGTCATCTGGGTCTGTCAGCAACTTGCGGAGCGCAGGCTCACGCAAAAAGACATCCTGGCGGAGTTCAACGAGCGGCTTGCCGAAAAGGGCATTGAGGCCGTTTCTCGCGATTGCCTCAAACGCAAATCCTTCCGGCTGGCGGCGACGCAACGGCGCATGGCCGAAGCTCGCGAGATGTTCGAAGGGCTATCGAGCCAGTTCACGGCGGCCAATGTGGACGAGAACACCGTCATCCTTGGCGAGTTCATCAAGACACTGATTATCGAACTGCTCGGAGACGAGACGGGCGGCCGTTCGCCCAAGCAGGCGATGGAACTGGCGCGCGCCTATCAGGCGACGGTGTCGGCGCAGAAGATTTCGACGGCGCGCCGCCAGGCGCTCGAAGCCGAGGCAAAGAAAATGACTGAAAAGGTCATTGAAAAGGTAACGCAGGAAGCTGGCTTGTCTCCGGAGCGCGCCGCGCAAATCCGCCGCGATGTGCTCGGTTTGCGCGCGCCGAAGGAGAACGGCCGATGACGAATGCAATCGTCACGCTCACCCTGGCTCTGGCCTCGCAAAACGAGACTTCCGGCGAGACCTGGATACACCTTCTTCCGGCAGGCACATTTTCCGGCCGTGACGGGCGGGGGCCTTATCATGTCAACGACGCCAATGCCATCATCGCGGCGAGCCGCGCACACGCCGGCCGGCTGCTGATCCCGGTTGACTATGAACACCAGATTGATCACGCCGCAGCCAACGGCCGGCCAGCGCCGGCAGCGGGTTGGATCAAAGGGCTTCAGTCTCGCCCGAACGGCATATGGGGGCTCGTCGACTGGACGCCAGCGGCAGCCGAACACCTGGCGAAGCGTGAATACCGCTACCTGTCTCCCGCTATCGTCCACAAGCCAGATGGAACAGTTGTTGCCATCTTGCGGGCCTCCCTCGTCAACAACCCAAACTTCGATCTTCTAACCGCGCTCGCGAGCGCAAAGGATGGACCTATGGACCCGAAACTTCGCGCAGACCTCGTCGCCTTGCTCGGCCTCAATGCGGATGCAGATGATACAGCGATCATCGAAAAAGTCCGTGCATTGGTCGAAGACAAGACGGCGATGCAGAGCGCCAAGCCAGACCTGACGCAATATGTACCGATCGGCGATTTCCAAAAGGCGATTTCCGAAGTCAACAAATTGCGGCAGGGGATTTCACGGCACGCGGCAGAGGAGCAGGTCGCCAGCGACATCCGCAAGGCCGTCATCCTGCCCTGGATGAAGGATTGGGCAGTTGAACTGTGCATGAACAGCATGCCTTCGTATGAGAAGTTCATACAGGGCATCGGTCCCGGCTTCAGCTACCTACATAAAAAGGGACCGGGCGCGGCTCCGCCGCCGGATGCGAACGAGCGCCGTTCCGCGATCGACGGCGGCCAAAGGGCTATAGCGCGCAATCTCGGTCTCACGGACGAAGAATATATCGCCGCGCGCGGCGACGACTGACATCCCTTTTTTTGGAGTTTTACATGCTTATCAATCAGGCCAACCTCGCCAACGTCTATACGGGCTTCAAGGCGAGCTTTAGCAAAGGCTTTGCGGGCGCGCCGTCCGCTTACAAGACGATCGCGACGATCGTTCCTTCCAGCACGCGCGAGGAAACCTATGGCTGGCTTGGCCAGTTTCCGAAGATGCGCGAGTGGCTCGGATCGCGCGTCGTCAAGAACCTTACCGCTCATTCCTACAAAATCGTCAATCGTAACTTCGAGCAGACGGTCAGCGTTTCTCGCGATGATTTTGAGGATGATCAGTATGGCATCCTCGCGCCGATCTTCACTGAATTGGGCCGGTCGGCGGCTGAGCTGCCGGACGAACTCATCTTTGGCCTTCTCGCCGCTGGCTTCACAAGCGAGTGCTACGATGGGCAATTCTTCTTCGACACGGATCATCCCGTTAGCATTGAAGGCGGGCCTCCTACGTCTGTCTCCAATTTCCAGGGCGGCTCTGGCGCACCTTGGTTTCTGTTCGATTGCAGCCGACCGCTCAAGCCGATGATTTTTCAGGAACGGCGAGCGCTCGGCAATCTTGTGGCGAAGAACAAAGAGACGGATGACAACGTGTTCTTCGAGAAAGAGTACATCTATGGCAGCGATGGCCGATGCAACGCGGGCTTCGGCCTTTGGCAACTCGCCTACGCCTCCAAGGAAGACCTGACGGCGGACAGCTACGAAGCCGCGCGCCAGGCCATGATGCTGTTGAAAGGTGACGAAGGCCGGCCGCTCGGCGTCAAGCCGGACACGCTCGTGTGCGGTCCTGGGAACGAAGGCGCTGCGATGCGGCTTCTCAACAATGGGACGCGCGTCATCACGGTCGGCGAGACGCCGGTGACAATCCAGAACGAGTGGTCCGGCACGGCCAAGCCGATCGTGACGGCTTGGATCGGGTGACAGGAAGGAGCCTCCATGACTGGCCACATCGATCTTTCGCGGGTGCCGTCAGACCGGGCGCAGACAATTCTCGAACGCTATGAGGCGACGATGGAAATGATCGTCGCCTCTAACAACACGCTCCTGGGAAGGCTCGCAAAATGTCCTGGCATGACGGACGAGCAAATTCAAATTCTCAATGAGTGGTCTTTGTTCAACAACGCTCTATACGACGCCCTGTCGGGTGAACTGGATCGGCTCGGCACGGATGGTCCAGAGCATACCGTAAACTAGGGTTCGTCCCCAAAGGAGAGCCGCTCTCATGAGCAGCAACAGCCTCTCGCTTGCCGCGCGCGTGACGTTCGATGTATCGAGCCTGCGCGCCGGTGCTGGCACGGCGCAGAACACCGTCAGATCGCTCGGCAATGATTTCGACACGCTGCGCGGCAAGGCGGCCAATCTCAATACGGCGCTTGATCGATCTTTTGGTTTCGGGGCGAACAACAACGTCAGGGCGCGCGCCGACGACATCAGGGCCTACGGCCAGTCGCTCGACCAACTCAGGGCAAAATTCAACCCGCTCTTCGCTGCCGGCCAGCAGTACAAGCAGACGCTTGGCGAGATCAACCAGGCGCTGAGGGTCGGCGCGATCAGCGAGACAGAACGCGCCGCCGCCATCCTGCGAACCAAGGATGCCTTCAGCGCGCAGGTGGCGACGATGCGGAACGCGCAGGCGACGACGGCTCCGCCAGCCGGCTCTCTCTCAGCGCGCACGGGACTGCGCGACGATCAGTTGCGGAACCTGAAGTATCAGGCAAACGATATCGTCACCGGCGCGCTGACCGGCCAGCCGCTGTCGATGATCGCCCTGCAGCAGAGCGGCCAGGTCTTTCAGGTTCTTCAGGACAGCGAGAAGGGCGTCACGGCTTCGGCCGCGGCGATCGGCGGCTCGATCCTGCGCTTTGTGGTCAACCCCTTCACGCTCGCGCTCGGCACCGTCGGGCTGCTGACTTACGCCTGGTACAAATATTCGAGCGCGCAGGACCAGGCGGCGCGATCGCTCGAAGGAATCGGCCGCGGCGCCGGCCTGACGCTGGGCAGTCTCAATGCGCTGGCGGCACGCGCGGGTGACGCAAGCGGGATCTCCTCGTCGTCGGCGCTGTCCGTCGCCGGCGGCTACGCCGAGACGGGCAACATCCGTGGCCCGCTCATCGAGCAGCTCACCGGCAGGACGGCACAGTTCGCGCGGGCGACCAACCAGGACGTCGCCGCGGCCGGCGGCCAGCTCGCCGACATTTTCAGCGATCCGGTCAAGGGAGCCGAGACGCTCGACAAGGTGTTCGGCAGTCTCAACGACCAGACGCGGCAGCTCATCGTCAACCTGCGCGCGTCCGGCGATACCGCCGGCGCGCAGGGTGTGCTTTTCGATCGCTTTGCCAAGTCGCTGGACCAGATCGTTGATCGGCGTCCCGCGATTGAGAAATTCTGGGATGCGTTCAAAATTGGCGCATCGAACGCAGCGTCTAATGTGGTCACGGGGCTGGGGCTCGTGGAAAGGACCGTTGATGATCAGCTTAAGGATGCGGAGGCAAGGGTCGAACAGGAAAAAGCTAGGGCTCGATTCAAACAAATCCGCTTCGGCAACTATGGCGACGAGGCGTTAACGGCGAGCGCCAGCCCCGCAGCTCTCGCCAAAGTCGAGACGCTTCGCGCAAAGCTCGATACGGATCGCGCCAATGCTGCTCTGGCGGCGCGCCAGAGCGCCGCCGATCAGCTTTCAAATGAAGCCGGGGCCGCGATCCGCTCCATCCTGCCAGACGAAACGCAATTGCAGGAACTGCGAAACAACGCAGCGCGGATCGGAAAGGCTATCAATGATCCGCTCGTCAAAATGGGCGTCTCATCGTCAGACGCCGAGCGCGCGCTCGATCATCTCAACAATCGCATCCTGTTCTTCGGCGACGCGGTGACGCGCCTTCAGCAGGATACGCAGCTCGCCGTCGCCTCGATCACGGCCCAGACCTTCACCCAGCGCGTTGCCGCCGACGCCAACCGCGCTTGGCTGGAGACGATGCGCGAGAGCGGCGACCGGCTGAAGGCCAATGCGGCGGCCGAAAGCGAGCGCACGAAGGCGCTGGCGCAGTCCTATGCGGAGATCACAAAGAATGCGCGCGATGTGCAGAATGCGCATGCGCTTGTCGGGCTGACGCCGTTTGAGGCCTCGCAAAAGCGGATCGACCAAAAGTACGATGATCTGCAACGTCGGTTGCTGCCAGACAGCGGCGCCCTGCCGGCCTTCGTCGCGCCCTATGCCGGCGCCATGGCCAGCGCCAAGACGGCGACCGAAGGTTTTACGGCCGCTATCACCAGCGCGACGGCGGCGCTTGGCAACCAGTCCGGCAAGACCGCTTCGCTCTTGTCCGGCAATCAGCAGGCTCCGGCGACGCTTTTGCCGATCTTCGCGCGAGCCTCCAGCCTGTCCGGCGTACCCGCCGAGCTGCTGATGGCCATGGCCCGCCAGGAGAGCGGCTTCAGCAATCCCGCTAATGGCCAGGGGATCATGCAGATCACGTCTGGCACGGCTGGTAATCCGGGCTACGGATTGGCGCCGCTGGCGCTATCCATGCGCAACGATCCCGAGGCGAACATCCTTTGGGCCTCACAATATCTCGCGGCTCGCGGGCGCGCAGCCGGCGTCTCCGACTGGTACGATCCGGCGCAACGCGCCAGGGGGCTGCAAGCCTATAATGGCGGCGGCGATCCCAACTATGTGGCCAATGTCTCGCGCTTCCTGCCGCAGCAATTGCTGAGGGACCGTGACACAGAGAAAGCCGACGACGCTTACAATCAGCGAATCCGTCCGATCGAAGAGGCTTCAAAGGCAATCGACGCACAGAGTGAGTTGCTGCGCGTGCAGGCCGACACCTACGGCAAGACGAGGGCCGAAGTCGAGGGCGCGTCGCGAGCGCAGGAACTGCTCAACCAGCTCTGGCTGTCGGGCGCGGCGACATCGAACAAGCTGTCGGAACAGACGGGCGCGCTGAGCGAGACGCTTCGCGAATATCAGCAGCGTGTCACGGCAGCCGCGCAGGCGGAGGAGAACCGTCGCCGGTCGATCGCCGTGGGCGATTTCCTGCGCACCTCGGCAAACGATGTCGGCGGTTCGGCGCTGAAAGCAGCAGCGCGCGGCGAGGACGCGGGCAAAGCGGTGCAGCAGTCGCTACTCAATATCCAGGACCGGCTGATTGACAGCGTCATGGGCAAGGTCACTACCGACCTGTTGGGCGCGATTGGCACGCAGCTCAGCGGTGCGCTGGGCGCGCCATTGAACCAGTTCCTTAACGGGGTTCTCGGCGGCACCCAGAACACCGCGAACATGAACGTCAACGCCGGCATGGTGAACATCAATGGTGGCCTGGCGGGCGGCGGCGGCCTCATCGGCAGCGTCGTCAATATGTTCGGCGGAGGCGGCGGCAGTATCGCGTCCAACTACGCCTCCGCTGCCGCCAGCGCCGCGCCGGGCATGTACGGTCCGGGTTTCGACCGGGGCGGCTTTACGGGCTATGGTGGGAAGTACGAACCCGCCGGCACCGTGCATCGCGGCGAATACGTCTTCGACCAGG